CCCCCGGATCAGATATTCACAAAGAAGTGAGTTTCCCAGTCACGATCAGGCCGTTAATGAACACGGTCTGGCCGCGATTAACCTTGCCTTCTCGCAACGCTTCTTCTGCCGCAGCCTCAGTATCGAATTTCGGTGCTCGGCGGCTCTTTAACCATTCCCGGGCCTCTTTCGCGCCGCGCAGTTCCTTGCCATCAGCCAGACTCTTTTCAAGCAAATCGGCGACAATGCCTAAACTCACTTCTTTGTGAATATCTGATCCGGGGGTGGAGTTTTCATACAACTGTTGCAGAGCGCGAGTAGGCGTAATACCAGAGGCTTGTGCCTGTTCAAGCATACTGCCGACCAATAGATTCTGGTTCTTGGACACTGTGTCGAAGTTTTGCACTTCGCGCCCGAGCCGCTCTTTTGTATCCGTCATGCCAAACATGCCCGCGAGGTCACTTGCCACACTCGCAAGATCGCGTCCGGTATCGCCCAACGCGCTGCCAGGCTTCGCTAACACAGCATCCTCTGAACCTTCCAAGGCTCTAATCGTGCTCAGGCCCAGGTCCAGCATAGATTGCGCAGACTCTACCCTGCGCTGCCCCGCCTCTTCGCGCTCTCGCTGCTCTTGGTCTTGCTCATTCTGTAGCCCACGTATCTGAAGCCCGGTCAGTATGTCTTGCAGTTCCTGAGACAGGTTCGTTGGATTCTTTAGTTGTTGGTACTGCGCAAACCCTTCGGGCGTTTGGGGAATCCCCAACGCGGCCATTTCTCGAATAGTGTTAGGTGCCGCTTGCGTTTGCTGAGGCATTTGCTGCTCAAGCACACCCTGCAACACAGCCCCCGGCGCTGCCGTACCCAACACACCCATCAAATCCCGGCTGCGCTGCCCCTCAAACTCTGCAACCATTTCTGGGGGCAAAGGTAGAACTGCATCACTACGATCAATAGGGACGGTTCGTGGGTCTCTACGAGTCAGAATTTCAGGCAAACTGCCTAGCGCCTCTCGGCGCTTTTTGTTCTCACGCGCTTGAGCAATCTGCTCATCTAAAGCCGCTCTGCGAGCGTCTATGTGTCGGCCTATATCAAAAACCATCTAGCCTCCCATTCCAGGCATACCCATCGAGAAGTTCCCGTATTGGCTGAACGATCTATTGCTGGTGCCTGAGCCCAAGAACGGGGCCATACTGCTGGGCACGCCCATTGCCGCCATCAACAACTGCAACTGCGCTTCAATCGGCGCAGAAATCTGCCGCTGATTCTGGTTCTGTCGGGATAGGCCAATAGACTCAAGTAGATCCAGGTCAGCAGTCGCCAGACCCGGCAGCATCTGAGCCGCATTCAACTGGTTAGTACGTTCGTTCTCACCGAAACCAGCCAGAAGTTCAGCCGAGCCTAACTGCCGCCCGCGCTCGTCACCAAACAGCGTTGCCAGTGAATTCAGACCGCTCAGTTCCTGATTGCCTTGAGAGAGACCCAGGGACGCTAACGTTTCCGCAAAGTCACCCTGCTGCCCTGTATCCGCAAGGCCCAACTGCCCTAAGACACCACCCGCATCAATACCTTGGCCTCGCTCAGTCAAGCCAATGTCTGCCAACGTACTCGCTACACCTGCATTCTGGCCTCGCTCAGCAAGACCCAAATCCGCAAGCCGTCCCGCAGCGCCTAACTGATTACTGCGCTCATTCGCAAACTGCCGCGCAAACGCATCAATTGCCGCAGTGCCGATGGCCGTCTGTGCAAGACCACCTGTCGCGCCCCCCGCGCCTGCTCGTCCAAATGTACTCAGTATGGCGGGTTTAGCGGCCCTTACAGCCGCTTCTACCGCTGCATCAAACCCTTGCCCGCCCGCCAGAAAATCACCCCTAGCGGTGCTCTGAAGCGCTTCACGAACCTCTGGTGAAACCGCCCCACTATCAAGAATGCCTTGCAGCGAACTGGTATCTACACCGCCTGGGGTTAGTAACGACTCAACACCTTGAGGTATCCCAGATTGCGTCGATAAATCACCTAAAACACCTGTACCCGGTAACTGGTTCGTCCCCGCCGCGCTTAGTCTTGCAAGTACATCTGGGGGTAGAAAATCAAGCCCACCACCGGCGGCAGTAGACGCGAGCGCAGAACGCGCTTCTGGGGGGAGGAATGAAAGGTCTAAACCACCGCCTTGAGCGGTGTCTAAAAAAGTATCTTGCGCGGTCGGGAAGAACCCACCACCACCCAGTGCCCGGCCTACGCCCAGCATATGTGATAGATCCTGAGCGCCTGTGAAGTCTGCAATCAGACCATCGCCGTTGTTGAGCATTCCCGTCAGTGAGGTCAGCGCATCTTGAGAAGTCGCCGCACCCTGCCGAGCCAATGGCCGCAGAAATTTAGGAATCCGAACACTGGTCGTGCTTCGGTTTTTGGCTGTGGTCTGACCGCCTGAAACGCCCATTAAAATTTCTCCATGATGATTGACTGCACTTTCCAGCCCTCATTCTTTAAGTATTTGGCCAGCCCTGGGCGGCACGAAGCCTCCAGACTCTTGGCCCCGATGATGTCTTTGATGTCGCTTAGAAATTCCGTCAGCGTCGCGCTCCACTCCGACAGCCCTTCTCCCGCGAGAACCTCAACAATGAGTTTCGTGCATGAAGGGGTTTTGCCAATCGAAACAATGGCGCACGCCTTACACCCCTCATCACCACGAACCAGCCACATCTGCGCATAACCGTTTAGAATTCGTGTGTAGAGCGCTGCCGCTGCAATTTCGTCACCCGACAACGCTTTTCGGATCTTCGGATAGAAGTGCTTCCACGCCGGGGCGAACTCTTCAGCCGTAACTTGTCGAATCACGCAAGGGTTGCCGTGCCGCCACAGAAGTGCCACGCATCATTCGTAAATAACAGAAGCGCAGAATCCCCAACGTCATCAAATGTAATCGTTGTACCGTTACCTAGATTCGTCGGGGTTAGAGTCCCGTCCCCACCGTCCGTAATCATCACCAACCACTTAATCTGTCCGCTAATACCGTCAGCCAGCGTCAGCGCGTCTGCTGCCGTTGTCACGATATGCGTTACAGCAGAGGTCGTATCTACTGCGCCCGCACCTGTTAAAACTTGAGGGGTGCCGCCAAACATGCCAACGCCTGGCGGATTCTGCACTGCGCAAGCATTCGCTCGAATGGCTAACAATCGCCTGTGTTCCGCCTCGTCTGTATGGGAAAGGGGGACTTGTAAGGGCGAACGGTTAAGCTCAGCCACGATTACCCGTTACCCGCGCATCGTCGCGCTCAATTGAAACACCAATAAAATTTTCCCAGTCGCCGGTAGGGTTGACCCTAATTGTGTGGTAACGAGCGTTTGAGCGTTTCGTCACTCGCCCTGTAGAGGTTGGGCTGAGAACGGCGCTGTAGGAAATATCGTCTGTTAGCTTATTCCGACTGCCAATCTGGGCAGTAAAAGAGCCACCCTCAACAAGTGGTCGGAATGAACCGAGCATGGTCCGTCTGCCCGCGTTGATCTCCATCTCTTTGATTTCAATCTCCCCCGTCATCGGGGCACCCTCGAAAAATCCGTGGGCATAGGTCGAATTGAATGCCGCCAGCAACACCCGACCATCGCCTTTCCACTGTGAAGAGTCCAGTGACACATCGAGGTCATCAATGCTGGAAGAAAATGCGTCTAGCTGCTCAAGCGTGTAGCCCACACCGCCCGAACGCCATAACATCTCCACTTCTTGCTCGATCTCAGACCAGCGGTTTAAGTTCGTGTCGTAACAGACAATTTTATTAGGTCGCCCACCCGAATGCCCTGAACCGGGATAAGCCCAGAAAACCCGCCCGCTTTTCGGGTCTACTACTGTAGAGATTCGATTAAGGTAAGCATCGTCCAGATCCATGAAGGCCGTTCTATCCACCTTACCCTCACCAATCGGGCTATACCCTGTGCCGTTTTGGATCGCTAAAAAGCCCTGCCCAGTCCAGGCGTAAACAACATTACCCAGTCGAGCCGCCGCGTTCGGAGCCAGTAGGCCTACACCCGGCAAAGTCTCGTTAATCTGAAACCAGTCAGGTGCGCCCGAGTAGTCCATTCTCCAGGTACTGTCCCGGCTGAAAATAAGCCCATGCTCACCGCCGAAAATCTGCTGAATCGGCCCGCCTTTCAAATCCCTGAAGTCGGCCCCCGTCGAAGGGTCTACCGTCCAATCTGTTTCGTCGTTAAACGCAGACCATCGAACGCGGTCTGAAATCTCGCCATCCGTTCCGTCAAACGTATTGGCCGCAACTACAAAGTCACGGACAACAGCGAGTCTTCGACATCTAAACGCAGAAGTTAGATCTGCGAAGTTCGCCCCGCCGATGGTGATTGTCTGAATTTCATCTGTGTAATTCGTGGCAAGAATCTTGTTCTTCCACTTCACAAAGTGCCATCGTTCCTCTGATCCCGTGGAGTACCCACCACCCAGGCTGACATCCGCCCATGACGTGCCTGAGAGCTGATATAACGCCGCAGAGGTGCCAGCGTACTGGTAAACATTATCGGCCCTGTCACGGACCTCATACGCGCCTAGAGGCTGCGCTGCCAAAGCAGACGTTAACGCCTGAAACTGAGGCATCGGTTTATAGCTGTTCGTGCCTGGGACCGCGTTTTTAATCACAGGCGAGCCACGATTGCCTAACCGGGCTGCATCTGGTGCCCATTCGGATACCGGGATGATTGTCATCTGGCGTTCTGAACTCTCGCGATTGGCGTAGTACCTCGCGTGTTCTCGATGTCAGATGTGTTTAATGTGTCACGCTCATTGGCATACAATCGCTCCCAGACAGGGATACGCTCGTCATGCATCAGATAAGGTGCGGCAGCGGCTAAAGACCCGTACAGGTAAACGCCTGGCGCCCTCGTCAATAAATCATTCGTCGTATTCGCGTCGCTCAACGGCGTGAAGGCTGAGTAATAGCCAATATCCGCCGTATACGCCTGGTCTGCCGGTCTATCGAACTCGAACTGCGTATGAACGCAATACCACTTAGGAACGCCCGCTGTACTTCTGCTGACCTCTGTCATCTGGTCAATCGTGACCTGAACAACATCCGGTAAATACGTGCGCCCCACATAAGAAGTCGGGGCCTGGATTCTCATGTATTTGAGATCCAGGAACCCCGAGGGAAGATTTGCTGTTTGCGCGTCAGCCGCAATAGAGAGCGTATCTCTTACGAGCATCTCTCTAATGCGGATTTCACGCTTATGGCGAGCCTCAGCAAGATCAATGAAATCATCAATCTGATCGGCCAGATCATCCCTTTCGAGATGATCGGCAATCGAGGCTTTCAGCCCGTCATAATCAGCAAGCGGCACTACTCTTCGCCACCTTCGTCGGCTTCATTCTCGGTTGGAGCTTCAACCTTCACTTCTTCCATCCAGACAGAAGAGAACTGTTCCCGTACAGGAACAGCGACCTCTTTCCGCTTCTGTTTGTCGAAGCGCTTGCCGGGGAGCAGATCAAACTCACTCCCCTCTGGGCGAAGGCGGTTGTCGTAGTAGCCTTTTTCTGTCGCTCTAACCCGCATGATTACACTCCTGCAACAGTGGTGTTGGTTTGGTCAGCCAGAACGATGCCCGCTGTAACCGTATAGGTCGGCGAGGTGCCGCCCAGGGTGTAGTTCAAGCGGATATACCGCTCAGTCACACCTTCCGGTATCCAGAAGATCGCCACGCGCTGGCCTGCGGACCCGCCCGCAATCTGAGGCGCTGTTTGGATAGTCGTAGCGGACGAAAACGCCGCCGTGGTATCCATCTGCAACGCAACAGTCAGCGTTGGGCTGGTGCCGCCCGCAGCAACATCCAGGCTAATCACGATTGGGATTGGACCGCTCTTACCAATGTCTCGAACCAGAGCCGCAGGCGCACCTTTAACAGTGCCCGGCGCGCCCAGATCAATCACATTGGTTGATGCGGCTGTAGTTGTCAGCGCTTGCGCATCTGAAAAGAGTTGTTGTGCTGAAAGAATCATTAAGTCACCTGTGCTTCAGTGTTGAGGATTGCATCAACCTGGCGAACAGGGATGCCCCGATAACCCATAACTTCCTGACCATCCACTTCAGTGGGCTTCAGCCGCACGTAAGAGGCAGTCGTTGAAGAGGTGGGGGTGGTGTCAGCGTCCAGCGCCTCCAGTACATCGGAGTTGCAGTAGATCGCCATTTTTGCGCCTTCAGAACGAACGCGGTGCTTCTTCCACTTCCAGAAGCCTTGACGCAGGAACTTGTAAATGTCCACACTGCCAGCTTGGAGGTCAGAAACATCAATGTTCGCGATGCGAACAACGCGCCGCCAGTCCTGTACAGACAGACCTGCGTGCCAGGTGAACTTCTCTTCCATCACGTAGTACGGATTTCCAGAGCCGTCCAGCACACGCTGCTTGCCGCAGTCTTCACGCTTCACACCCGCTCGCGTACCTTTCGGGTACAGCATGGTGGAACCACGCCCACCCCACTGGACCATCCAGATTGAGGTGTTGTCAGAACCGCTACCGCCTGCGTCTACAATCTGGCCACCGTTGCCAGCAGACAGGGATGCAAAACGAGGGGCGAAGCCGGTGAACTTCTCAGGGTCGGTTTCTACGTTGCCGTAGATCAACTGAGAAGCCATTTCCTGACTGAACGCTTCCAGAAACGCTTCCGCTTCAGAAAGACGCTCCGCTTTGGCGTTGTCGGAAATGTCCAACAGGCGAGTGTCGATAGTAGACAAGCCTTCCAGAAATCCAGTGGTGTCCTCGACCTGTTGAGTCGTTGACTTGGATTGTGGAATACCTTGATACATCGCGCCCCAGGTCACAGCAGGCAGACCAGTCCGAATGGTCGTTTTGTGGCTGTAGCCTTGGTTACACTCAACCGCCAGCGCGTCGGCGAGAATCGCGTTCTCTTGGGCCAGTATCTCGATGATCTTCGATACTTGGAGGCCCTGCTTATCGGTTCGCGAGAACCGATCAATCAGATCGTAAAATGTTGCGCCAATGGTGGCCATTTTTTACTCCTAGAAATTATGAATAAAGGATGTCAGCGGCATCTTGGGATTCCGGTTTTGCTGGCTGGTTGCTGCCAGGCTTCATGACCTTCGGAATCGTTACCACTTTCTTTTTCGCTGCTTTAGTCTTCGTCTGACTTTCGTCGTACAACCGGGCTTTCTCGGCAAAGGTGAACAACCGGGGGTCTGTTGTGACCGCCAGGTCTTCGCGAGAAAATCCATGTGTGAGGATGTATTCAGCGAGTTTTGTACGGGCTTCAACCGGCTCCAGGTGAGGCAAAGCCTCGACCAGTTCTGAGCGACACTTCTCAATGTCTTCTTGCGTGACCTTTGGTGCCTGTTGGTATGACTTCACCTGTTCGCCGAGCTTTTCCTTAACCGCTGCAAGCGCCTGCCTGCGTTCGGTCAGTCGGTCTTTCTCGATGAGGTACGCTTCTCGGTCTTCTTCCCTCAGTTTGGCCAGATCAACGTTCTGCAAATCCTGCTCGAACAATTGTTCTGCCAACATCACTAAACCCGCTGCTGTACCGAGTTCAGTCTTTACTTGCTCGCGTTCTTCCGTCGCCTCTTGGATGATGGATTTCGCACGGTCTTTTGCCTCTGTCAGTCGATGCTCAGCCGCTTCCATGGTCTGGTATGAATTAACCAGATCCTGGATTGTGGTCTCGGTGGTTTCGCCGTTGACCTTTCCTTGCACCTTGAGGTTCAACAACCACTCGGGGTCTACCTCCAGGTGTTCAGCAAGTTCAGAGACGGTGGCAACTTGGTGCTCGCCTTCCTCGTCTTTGTCCTCGCTGGAAACTTCGTCTTGCTGTTCCGCCTCAGCGGCATCAGCGTTCTGTTCTTCGTTCTGTTCTTCGTTTTGCGCTTCCTCTGCCTCAGCGGGCAGATCGTCGTCAAAGATGTCTTCGTGTAGAGCGTTCTCAGACATTTAAATTCTCCGTGTCGGGTTGTTGGGGTCTTTTGTGCTCATGAGCGCCTTACCAGCGTCTTCTCCTGTGCGGATGATTCGCTGAAATTCGTACTCAAAATTCCTGATTAACTGCCGCATCAGGTAATGCCGTTCGCGCAAAAGATGTTCGTCTGGATCGCTGTTTAACCAAGCGTCATCAATCTGACCCTTCATGCTTTCCAGAGCGTCCCGTACCATCGGGTGATTTAATATCCGTTCGGCTTCTTCGCCTCTTAACTGCTGCTCACTGTGTTTTTGGTCCAGTTCTTCGGACATGGGTATCCCTACGCTGGTGTTGCGCATATCAGTTGGTGTATCTGGGGTTAGTCTTCTTTGCCGACGCTATCTAGCGTCTCTATCGTCTCTGCGCGGGTCTTTTCGTTATCGAAAGAGGAATTGGTTTTTTCCAACTCAAGACGCTCGCGCTCTAAATCTGCTTTTTCCTGTGCTGACTGAAGGTTTGTCAGCAGCCGTTCAATCTCTAACTGCAACTTATCAACGCGCTCTTCGCGCTTCTCCTGAAGCTGCATCATTTCGCGCTGGTGTTTGAATTCCTGCTCTTGAGCCTGTAGCTGTAGTTTCTGCTGGTTAATCTGGTTGCGCTCGGCATCCAACTTCTGACGGTTCGCCTCCATCTCAGCCTGCATCTGCTCTAACTGCTGCTGCTCATCCGCCGTGGATCGTGACTGGGAAAC